GATCAGTGACGTAGTAGAAAATTTCACCCGTGATGTTGCCACCTGTGGGGGCGTCACCTGTCGTACCGCCGCCAGTGATTTTGACCATCTGGGTAGCAGACATAATGGTGTTCAGATCATCCCCTGCGGTAGCAGAAGCGAAATCGATAACCAGCTTGCCCGTGGTAGCAACAGCAGCGGCAACAAGTCCGTTGTCGTCAGAAACTGTCGTATCAGAGTAGCCAATCCAGCCCATATCAAACGTGGGAGTCGTGCCACCTGTTGCAGCGCACAAAGCATTAATTTGAGTAACAACAGCACCAGCCGGGAGAATAACCGGGGCAGTGTTGGTAGAAGAAACTTGAACGGCTACGCTATTTGCAGAAGCGCCAGAGATATAAAACTCGGCAACCATGAGAGGGGTGCCACAGTAAGCGGTGCGAGTCTGATCACCACCGCCCGAACGCCAAATCGATTGGGTTGTTGAAACTGCCATGATAATTCCTTATGCACAAGTCGCTTGCTAATCGGTGCATCGTCTGCTGGGACAGTTTAGCAAGCTGGTTTCCCAGATAGCATGTTTATATCAGGTTGTTGAGGGGGCGTCAATAAGCTTGTTTGATTTCAATAAGTTCTCTTGGCGAGGGATTACACGAAGGTTCCAAGGTACATGCAATCCACATACGACTTCAGAGCGCAACGGAATTATATGATCAACAACATACTGTTCGCCGGTTGTTTTAGTCATAGTTATAGCAATTTGGTAAAGCTGGCGGATCTCTGATTTTTGCTGTTTAGTTAACCATTTTGGGGTGGCTAGTCTGTGCTTTCTTCGACGAGCTTTAGTGTCAGCACGTACCCATGTAGTGTTACGCTCCTTCCAAGCTTTTTGATACACCCTTTTAACTTCCAATGGACGTGTGGCCGCAGCTTGTATAACTTGTTCTTTATTGGCTTCGTACCATTCGTTTTTGCGATCTTTGACATCCTCTCGTTTGTTGTATTCCCGGAAGTAATCAGCGCGTCTCTCTGCCGCTTGTTGCCACTCTACCTTTAGACAATCAACACACGCACCTTTAGTTTTGCGTGGTGCGATGTGCCCATGCTTGCAGGGTTCTCCCGTGAAGTAATACTTAGCGCCTGTTGCTTTGGCTTCTTGGCGGGTTTTGGGTAAGTTCGCGGTATCCATTTCATCTCCTGTGACTTAGTAACGGGTAATATATCACAGAAGTTCACAAAAACAAAAAACCCCGCCGAAGCGGGGTTCTCTGCGCTAAGTGCTTGATTTATATCAGGCGCCTTGGCTTCCATAGATCCCAAGAGGATCAGAAACACCGAAGGAATAACGCTCGCGGGCTTTATAACGAACGTTTCCGGTGTCGAAGTCTCCATCCATTGAATTTTGTAACGGTGTCCGTACAAAATGCTTCAGGCCGTTAGGAACATCGGTCGTCAGGAACCAAGCGTTGGTATCGGTCAAGAAGTGGTTAACCGTATAACCCTCGGGGATCGAGCCGTTGTTCTTCAGGGCGTTGATGTCGTTGTCGTTAGTACCGACACGGAGTTCGGTTTCCAACAGGCGGGTTGCCACGAACATCAAAGCAGGAGGAACGATAAGCTTGCGGGGTTTAGCAGCGATCAAAAGCCCACGTTCATCAGTCCACGCAGCGATCTGAATCACTGCATTTTCCAACGAGGTTTCGTTAAGATCCACGCCCGTAGCGGTCGTGTTGCTGTTAGTGCCACCAGAAACCAGCGGATGTGCTGTGGAGAACAAAGTCTGACCATCACCGTAAGTTACGGTAGAAGCCCAACCGTTGTTCAGAACCGCAGCAGCTTTAACCTGCTTGGTATAAGCCATCGACCGTGCAAGTGCCTTGGTATAACGAGCCGACAAGCTGTCGTACAGGTTATCTTCAATCGCTTCTTCAGTGATTGAGAAGCCATAAGCAATGGTCTCGTGCGTATAACGTGCGGTCCAAGCTTCCTGCGCGTTGTCATAAGCAATTGCGCTACCTTCGTTTTTAACCGGGGCAGCACTAAAGCCTGACAGCTTGGTTTCCTCTTCAAACGAGCGCTCGGAAGATTCAGTTTCGTAAATCTCTTTGTGCTCTTCGCCATACTTCGCATACTCCAAACCGAACAATGCGTTCAGGCCGGGGAGCAGCTCTTTCAATAGTTGTGCGCGTGAAATAGCCATTTATGTTCCCCTATTACAGTCCGGTTGGGTTGTAGTAGGCATGACCACCGAGGAAAGTAGAACCGCTAATGTTCGGTGCGTTGAACTTAACGATAGCTTCCGGGTAGTAAACAGTGCCACTATAGGTAAATGCCGTATCCGGCACCAGATCAACAATACGGATCGGCAACGAAGCCGTCACGTCTGCCGAACTCAACAAGATAGCCTGCTGAGAATCGTTGCTTGTGGTATTGAGGGTGTTAGCCACCAAAGCCACATTGTTGTTGATGTTGCTATAAGTCAAACCAGAAGTTGTCGAAACAACTGTGGTGCCGGTAACTACGGCAACTTGGAACAACTGATCTGGGTCTTCACAAACAAAGGCGGTGATAAAGGTGTTTGCCTTTACCGAAGTACCGCTGATCCATGCTTGTGAGAAGGTCGGTTGACCGGTTACAGACGAAACAAACTGACAGCCTAGAAAGACGCCAGCAAAGCCTGTTGCAGGTGCAGCCGTTGTCGAAGTCGAAACCGCGATGGTACCGTCGTTAACGAAAATAACGGGGTCACCAAAACCAATGCTTGCGGCACCGGATGCGATACGACGCTGACGAGTAGCACCGGCAAAGACCTGACCACCGATCAAATTGATCGGCTTTAGCCCATAAGGGGCTGAAACAGTCGGGTAAGCCATTTGGAATTACTCCTTGGATTGTTGATTACCGCGCCCAAATGAAACCGAGGTTTTACGCTCTGAAAACAGAGGCATCCGTGGATCATTCTCGCGCATGAAGTTGTTGTCTACAGAACGCATCTGTGCATCGGCCTGCTGTTGATAATAAGCATTCCGTTGGTCAACGAATTCTGTTGGGGTTTTACACAGCATCAAACCACCCACCACGATATTGTCCTTAAATCGGGCGTTATCGTTATCGAGATAACCAGAAATCTCAGGATGATCTTCAGCTCTGACAGGCTCCCAGCCTTCACGTAGCTTGGTTGAAACATTACGAGGGTCCGATTGGCCCATCATTGAAACGCGAATCCAACGATATTTATACCCAGGCTCAGGTGCGGGGTCAGGCAGTAACGTGGGGGGTGCCCAGCTACGAGGACGCTCAACTTTGTCACGGGTTGTTGCTTCACGATTTGAACGGGTATCTGCTAATTTATTCTCAGCCATTTGTCATTCCTTCCGCCACTTTCCTGGCATATAAATCAAGAGGTATCTTCAACTTCTTAGCTAGTGCAACCTGCGTTTGCGTCAACGTGATTTTTTTCGGGGCAACGTTTCTGCTTGCGGGGGCTACAACATTACTGCTCGTCCGTTTCGATTTCTCCTCTAACCCAGGGAAATTTTCGGGGAACTTCTCACGGATACGAGAATTTACTCGCTCGTAATATTCATCTGAAGTTGGATCAACTCCAGACTTAACTAGCTTCTCATGCAACCCCAAAGCAAAGCTAGTCATTTCCTCATCGTTCCCAAACCACTGATTTTGTTGCTGCCATGCAAGTGCTTTTGGGTCTGCCCGAGGAGTTTCTGGGGCGGTTCGCGGTGCTATGTTTACAGGATTTTCGCGTTCTTGTAAAGGGGCGGGTTTAAAATTAGTAACACGCTCAAGTTTTAGTTTAGCGGTAGTTAATTCTTCCTGCGCTGCAAGAATAGCGTCGGCATCGAAAGATTCATACGCTTCTTTATACTTCTTCCGTGCCTGATCTAACGCCAACTCTGCATTCTGCTTAGCTGTACCAACCAACAGCGAATTATTTGAATTTAAATCGGTCTTAAGCCGTTTGTTCTCTTCAATAATCTGCTGAGCAAACTTTAGTGCTTCTTCGCGCTCACGTAATGCGGCTTCTTTAGCCCGACGTTCATCGTGGTACCCATGCGACAACTTCTTAATACGCTTCTGTACGCTTTCGTCATATTTAGAAAGTTCATCGTCGGTAACTTCCCCAACAGGTTCGGGTAGTGCTTTACGCCCTTTATCAGGATCGGGTGTGTCGTCAACTACCTCGATTTCAAATTCGACGTCACCCTTAGCTTCTTGTTTGGCATCCTGCTCGTCGGGAAATTTAAATTCGGTTTTTTCCATACATCACCTCACGCACGTTGAATGCCACGGGGATCTTCCACCACAGCCTCAACGGAATCATCGTTAATAATCCGAAACTCTCGATCATGAATCTTCAAACGAGTTCCAGTGTTGGCACGAGTGACGATAAAGTCCCCCGGTTTACACCAAGCGCCTGTGGGGAAACGGTTTTGATCCGCGTACGCCATATCACCTAGCGCGACTACAAACAGCACGTTGCTTAATAGCTCTTCATGCTTCACAGTTACATCAGCCTTGACGATCCCACTATCAAACTTATTCTCGATATTGGGTAGCGTGCAAAGGATTTTGTACCCCTTAACAATCGGTAACTGCTTGGCTCTTTGCTGAACATCCGCAATAACAGCATCTGCTGCTTCAGTCATTTTCAAATTCCTCATATCGTTGCACAAGGTCTTGTACTTCCATCTTTGCTAGGCGCAGACCTTGGATAACGCCACACAAATGCTTATATTCAGCAAAATCTTTTGCGCTGTTACTCACCAAGGAGTCTTTTATGGACTCCTCGCGCTCGATGAGTTTTTTAACCAGATGATCCAGCATCTGTTTTTCGTAGGTCATCTCCCAGAGCCCTTCATACGTGTTTTAAACAGATCAGCTTGAATCTTTAGCTGGTTTTGTTGATTCTGGTTTTGAAGTTTTATGCCTTCTTTCTGCGCATCCACAGCAATACGCTGTTGCTCAACATTTAACCGCTTCTCAGCAATC